AAAGCAAACTGTTCTTCCGTTGTCCTAGCTCCTGCTGTTATTCTAAAATCATACGGACTGTTTGTAATTGCTTCTTTCATAACTTCGATTAATCTTGGATGTACTTTTTTCATTTTGTCCAAACTTTCTTGACTAAAAGAATACGTCTTATTTTCCATTGTTGTATTTTCCTTGTCCCAATCTTTCAAATATTCCTCCTTTTTCTGAACTCTATTTAGCCAGCCTGCTAAAAATCTTTCCTGCGTTTTATCATCAGCAACTTTTGCTCTATAATAAATTCTCTGCAAGCTATGATAAACTTCTAAAAATTTTTCAGGATCTGCTGCATTCAATGCTTCCAATGTTTTATTTCCAATTATTCCGTCTACATCAAGATTTGCATTAGTAAGTTGATTTATAGCAATTTGTGCATTTTTTATTCCGTTTTTGTCACTATTTACAGTCCAGTCGCATATAGATAGTGCCACTTTATCATTTGCAACTTTATCCAGCATGTTTCCTAAGTAATATTTTTTTAGATATATATTTTTTGCAAAATCTATTGTTAAATCTTGCATATCTCCCTTATATCCAAAGTCTCTTGCTTCTTCCTCTATAATTCCGTACTTAGTTTTTCCACCTTTATCATTTTTATCATTTGAATATCCCCCTTCTACCTTAATCAGATAATCAAATATTTTCTCGAATCTATTCATTTAAATCACTCCTTTTTTAATTTTGAAAAAAATCTTTTACATTAAGCTCTAACATCTGTTCAATAGTGTATCTATTGATTCCAACTACTGCCATTTGTTCTGCCATATCAGCAACTTCTAGGATGTCCTGAATCTTTTTAGCCAAAACTTTTAATTCAGCTCGATTCAATTCGATAAATTCAACCAATCCTTTTTCATTTTGCACTTTTACTTTTTCAATCTTATCTTGTTCTAACAATGACATCAACGAAAATTTTAATGCTAATCTATTTCTATTTTCTTCATTATTCTCAAAAGTATATTTTTTACCAGCTTTCTCTATTCCAAGCGGCTGATTTAAAAAGTTTGATTTAGCTTCTGCTAAGTCTTTTAATGCTTTTTCTCTTAATTCTTTTAGTTTTTTATTTAATAAATCATTATCAACTTTCCAAATATTGCTATTTTTATCCCAAATGCTCCAGTCATTTGGTTTTGCTATTGTTACAATTGTTTCATTAACTTTATCCAAATAACTTCCATCGCTTAAAACTGTCTTACCAGCTTTTATTTTTTCTACTTCTGTCATTTCTCTAAGTTCCCCAGTTTTTGAATCAATGGTTGGATTGCTTAATAAAGTTTCAGAAAATTTCATTGTTTCTTCGTTCCAAAGTGGGTAAAACAAGTTTGGTTTTTCTTTAAAACTTTCTAGCGTTGTTATAGTTGGTCGTGCTATGCACTCCAACGAATCTGTTGCATAAATGTAAACTATTGTCATTTTTATCACTCCATTTCTCTACCTTTTACTGTTAAAATCCTGCTATTTTGCGAATTTCTAACAGTTTATTTTTTCTTTCTCTAACACTTGTCTTTTTGACATAATGCTTTTTAGTTACATCTGTTCCGCTGTGATTTGTAAACTCACTAGCCAGGTCAATCCCAGCTGTTTTTGCAATCAAGTTTATTGATGTTTTTCTTAAACTATGCGGATATAGATTTTCTATTCCGACTAACTTTCCTATTTTTCTAACTCTATCTCTTATCGTGCTTTTACTCATTTGCTTAAATACTCCGACGCATTTTGTTTTAAAAGATTTTTCAAAAAAATGTTCGAATTCATCCGAGTATGTTCCGATTGCAGTGTTTCCAACATTAAATGTGACTGTACCTGTTTTTAGTGTTAAATTATTTGTATTTTCGTACAAATTTTCTAGTTAATAACCAACGGCAATCCAACGGAAAAAGTTTCCAGTCGCATAAAGATTTGTTCCTGGAATTCTGTTGAAAACTCTAAACGAGTTAATTTGATGATCACTTATACCAAGTATATAAGTTCCAGCTCCTCCGTCGGTAGCCGAAACTGAATAATTAGCTGTTTTAAAAGCAACTTTTAAATTGATTGTTGTTCCTGCTCCAGAGCTTAGATATTCTGTTCCCCATTGTATGATCAGACCATTTGGAAATTTAATATAATTATTTCCAAAAATAAACAAATTTTCCAATTTGTCCGAAATTGGCTTGTTAGAAATAGCCCTAAATTTTCCGCTATCGTTGTATGTCAGACTGTTGTCTTCGATACATTCGTAGTAGAATTTTGTTACACTGTCATAATAAAACTTACCTTTTGTTTTATTCCCAATGTCCTGTATATTTCCACCAAATTCTAGTCCTAATATTTCAGCTAATCTCGAACTAACTAAATAATTTTCGTCCGCATATTTTTTAGTAATATACGTGATACTCGGATCAATAACAGCTGTTACGTTTGCCACTTGATCCACAATAATCGTATCTACATATTCAATTTCTACGACATTATTAGCCGAGAAAGGTGGCACAAAATCTGGACTAGTTGAAATATTGTAAGCATAAAGTATTTCAACGTTATCATTTCCGTGTGCAAATATTCCTAACTCTTTGATATAAAACCCTGTTGTTACTGATTTATTAGTCAATAAAGCGTTAATTTCACAAGTTCCATTTCTTTTTACATTTATATTCAAGATTGGCAATGTTGTAATTTGATTGACTAATGTTGTCCTTTCTCTTTCAGAAGTTAACGATGTTCCATCTCCTATCGCCATTTTAGTAAATGTTATTGTTTCTCCTGCTAATCCTTTTGCTAATAATTCTCTTCCTTTTTCTGTTAAAATAAATCCGTTAAATTTTGCCATAATTTACCTCCTATCTTATTTCTCTTAATACTCTTGTTCTGTGTACCGTTCCAAAATTTGTCGTTATAATCTCATTTGGAATATTTATATCAGTCGAACCTAAGTAATATTTCTTTTTATTTTTTTCGATAAAACCATAATAATTTGTCTTTTCTTCTTTTCTTAAAAGCCTTATTCCTTCAAGCCAAGAACGAATATTTTTGTATTGTTCTACAACTTCAATTATTTTCTTGTAGCCTTCGTAGTCTGATAAATTTCCATCTGTATTTACTTTGAAATATCCTGCATTGCCTCCATATTTGAACCATTCTATTATTTCAACATTTCCATTAAATAAGATTTCACAAATTTCTTTAATTCCGCCGATAGTCCCTTTATTAAAATGCGAAAAAACAGACCTTCTTATCAGTTTTATTTTTGTTTCTCTTGTTATATTTGAATCGATATAATCAACATGATATTCCCACATCAAAAAGTCTAATTCTACATCATTTAACTCTGATAATTCCAAGAAAAATTTTCTTTTAATCACGTCATGCTTCTTTTTAATAGCAAAATTTATAGATTCATAAATCCAAAGTGTTGTTTTATCATTCAGAGTTGACTTCGCCGCTATATCAGTTAAATTTAAATCATCAATAGTTATCATATATTTTCAACTCCTAAATAATTGCTTGTAACGCTTGTGTTTTCTGCTATTTCATTAAAATTTAAAACTTGAAATGTTGGACTTCTCAATACAACTCTTTTTACTCCAGCTAATTTTAATAATTTTATTAGCTCATCAGGGTTTATATCTCTTCCCATTTTATTCTGCTGCCAAGTCTTAAAATCTTTTACAGCTTTTTCAACATTATTTTTAATAACATTTACAAGCGTTTCATTAGACTTATCAATGTAGTAGTCAAAATCAATTGTGTATGATGTCTTTATTGCTTGTTTTATTGTCACATTGTCTGTCAACGGTCTTATGTTGTCAGTATTCAACATTTCTTCGATTCTCTTTTTGAGTTCATTAGTAAGTGTCAAGGAATCAGTTAAAACATAAATATCTACATTTGTTGCGCTTGGACTGTATGCCACAACATCAACAATATTCGTACTTGTTGACTTAGCCCAAAATTCATAAGCCCCTTTGCTTCCAGCAGTTGTGAAAGATTCAGGAATTTCTCTGATTCTAGCTCTATAATTGTCATCTTGCTCTATTTCAGCCCCATTGTTTGATGCCGTAATGTTCTCAACCTTGTCATAATGTGGAAAAATATCGACCATTGTGTTAATTTGCCCGACTGGAATATCATTCCCAACAGTTCCTGAAGTATTGCAAGTTGCGATTCCATCTACATATAAATCGCCTTTCTCTATTTTATATTGTTCATCTGTTGAAAAATACAACTCATTGTATTGAATCCTTGACCCTTTCGGAATTATTATGTCCGTCGCTTGAATATCAGTAATATAAAATCTAAATGTTGCCACGGCTGGCTGTTCTACAAGTCTTTTACCTCTGTTTCCGTAAAACTCTCCTTTAAGATCCAGCCGTTCATCCCTTGCAAACCTTAAATAATTCTGTTTCATTTCATCGTTATATTTTTCTTCTCTCAATCCAATCATATAAGCAACTGTTTCAAAAATGAGTGTTTCTGGACTCGCTTCTGTCAATTTTCTTCCGCTCAATTCTTGGAATTTATTAATCATATCTCTTTTAAGCTCCCAAGAATCCGCATCTATAATCTCGTATTCATCATTCAATATATCACTCAATATTTACCACCTCGATTCCTAATTCAATGTCAAAATCATTATTAAACTTATCCTCCGTTTTTATCTCTGTAGCTCTCAAAATTGCTCTTGGCTCATATTTCCTAAACATTTCAAGCAACTGTGCGGTTATCCTGTTTTTTACAACATTTATATTCTTATCTATTAAATCGCTGTCAAAACTGAAATCACGGTTAAGTGGCTGTTCTTCCTTACAAACTCTTAAAAGCATTCCAACATTTGTTACAACTTCCTCAATATAATTTTTTGGAGAATAATTTATTTCCTCGTTAGATGAAACATATATCATTATTTACCTCCAATCTGATTTCTTAAAAAATTCAACAAAATCTGTCTATCTGTTTCGGAAAAGTTTTTAGCATAGTCAATCATTTCATTAACTTTGTCCGCTGCAATTGTTCCAGCCCTTACCAAATCCATCAATTCATCAATTTTTGCGTCTTTTTTGATTTTTTCAAGCTGATCTAATATTTCCTTTTTCTTATTTTCAGCAATTTGAATAGCTTTATCCACTTTTTCGAGTGTACTGTCCACTTTGCTTTTCACTTTTTCTGCAAATTCCTGTAATTTTGTTTTCTGTTCAGCTTCAACATTCACAGCTTCTGTTTCCGTAAGTTTCTCCTGCTCTTTTTTTTGCACTTTTAACTGTTCTATTATCTGATTATATTTTTTAGGATTATCTATATACTCTTTTAAAGTTAATTCCAGATTTATATAATCAAATTCAGAAGTTTCTCTATTGAAATAAGAGTTTTTTTCATTTATATTTGTCACCAAAAACGGGAAAGCTCCAAATGTTTGACCTCCGAGCGTTAAATAACCATATTCTCCGAACTCCCACATAGTTTTTATTTTGTCAAGCTCTTCCGAGGGCGTTGTTTCATGTATTAATGAAGAAATTAATGTAATTCCAAAAGTTATTTCTGTTAATTCTCTCCCCTGATGCCTTAGCATACCAGGACCATATATTGCAGTATGTTCAGATATTTTAGATTTATATGTTCTATTTATCGCATTGTTAATTGAGAATATCTTTTTATCAGATACTTCAAATACTACATCTCCAAGACTTCCTATCATTGCGGACCTCCTGTCTTATCTCCGCCAGCAGTAACACCATCGTGTTTATGTGTATTAAGATTAATGCTTCCACCAGTTTTTGTAGTTCCACTTACTTCTAAATCTCCATTAATAACGATTTTTTTAATATTCAAAGTCAATGTATTTTTATCATAGCTCCAACTACCCCCATCAGAAAAAGTCCTTTTCACTTCGCTTTCACTACTGGAAGCACCACGCATAGGACAACCAAGTACAACTCCTTGTTCAGGCATTTCTGAAAAGAATAAGCAATAAACAGTTTGCTCTAAACTGAGTGTATAATTATCGCTATGACTTTCAGAGTAAGGAACTAGTACATTAAGCCAGTCCGTTGTCTTGTCATCATCACCTTTTAACAAAACTCTTACTTTTCCAGTTTTTGAATCTATCGCACTTACTTCTCCTGCTTTTAATGTTTCAATCAATTTAA